GTCTACGCGCTTTTTAGGTGACTTATATTTATCATTGTGCTTGTTACGCAGATTAACTAAAGCCTTCTCTGTTTTGTCAGATATAGAAATGCTACCACGTGAGCCGCTAGCACTACCTTTAGGGTTTCTCTTACTACCCTTGACTCTATCCTTAGGAGGTGCGGGCGTCTGTGCTTTTGTTCGTTTATTCATGGCGCCGCCTTCTAATCAATTGCTCAGCAAGTAAAGCCGCGCCGCCGCCTGTGGCATTAGCTGTGGCCGTTCTTTCTAGTGCAGATCTTTGTGCATCTTCGGGTAGATCACCCGCGCCTAGTCTCTCACGTATGGCGCGCTCAAGCTCATCATCTGGCGTTAATAATCCATATTGAACTAACGGCCCTAGCATGCCTAGGGACTCTGCTAAGTCATCAGTATCTAGACCTGTGTGCACTAAGCGGGGTAACTTGCTTGGCTCTACTGCGCCATAGTTAAACTTAATTAGTCTACCTATGGTACCTGCCCCACTTCTATCTACGCCACTAATTCTACTAGCTACTATGTCACATAGGTTAATAGCAGCACGTCTAAACATAGATAAGTGAACTTCACCCACTGAGCGTGAGCCTGTATCCGTTATACCAAGGTTAGCGAATTGTGCTAAGAATGCTTGACTAATTTGATTGTCACATTCTTTAATAATATCTAGTGGACCCTGAGAATAGAGGTAAGGGGTAGTACTATAACTATCAAATTTCACCGCAGCATTCTCTATTAAATATGCTTGCTCAGCAGATAGGAAAGCTTGCGCCTGTGCTTCAGCATCATTAACCATTGCATCTATATCAGAATCACTAAGCCCTTGCAGCTCTGCTACTGATCTATCCACCGTTACTTTAGGTGTAGGGATGGCCCATCTATCTAAGCCTACGCACATCATATTACTTACACGTTGCTTAGTACGCCACCAAAACCACACGGGGCGCAACATTCCCACGCCCTCAAAATTAGAGCCCGTCTTATTTAGTGTGAGTAAGAGTAACTTGTTAGCGGGTATGGGCTTAGGTGTTTTACCTATGCCTACTGTGTTTTGAAGTATGCCGTCTAAGTGCTGCCCATCTCTACTAAGCCACTCATTGTGTGCGCTGGGTTCTCTATCCGCATAGTAGTCTAGCCATATCTTAGTATTACCATTGCTATCTAACCCTACTCTGTAAACTTCCTCAGCATATCTATAGCCTAGTGGTACGTATTCAAATAAGTATGTTAATTGATCCTCAAATGACATAGACATCTGACCCGCATGACCATCAAAGCCATAAGCCTCATTAGCATAGCGTGCTAACTCTTCACTAGTGGGATCACCTTCTACACCTGGTATAAAGCGCCATGTGGCACTAAGCAAAGTCTGCCTTAACATGTGCCATGATCTTCTAACTACGGGGTCAGTCCTAAGCATCTCCTCAGCTTCATTTACCCAATTAAGCCCCGTTAGCCGTGTGTTATTCTCATACCCCGAAATACTTCCACCGCTTAACTGTGTGCCCGTAATGCCGTAAGTCCTAAAGTTAGGATAGCGCGCTTTTAAGTGCTTAGTATTTCTATCATTCATAGCAACCCTTACAAGTGGGTTACTTTTTACCCACTCTATTTAAGAGTATTATTACTATCATGTGTGGGTTTGTCAACATTAGTGAGTTATTTATTACTCACTACATCATAAAAAACCTTATTATTGTTTAGATATTCATGCTTGACGCTATAAATTAAATGTGCTAAATAAGTTTATGTGTTTGTCTGAATAGAAGATAAGTCTTTTTTAATCAATGGGATTTTTAGAAGAGGCTTTTCTTTTATTCTAGCTTTGATAGATCATCTCGCATGTATCTAATGCAAGAGAAGACTGTATTAGCATTCATGCCCATCATTTCACTTATATCTTTAGTAGTGTAGCCCAGCGCCTTATGCTTAAGAATATCTTTGTATCTACTGCGTTTAATTAGCTGTTTACAATATACATAATCAGTAGCATCATGAATGGGGTTGTCTTGTCTATCTGCATAAGTTTCTAGTGCTCTATTTATTATGCCATGGCGCCGCACATTGTTTATGTGTATGCGATACATGACAGTAGTTACATAGCCATGTATTGTGCCCCTATGCTCATACTTATCTAGATTATCCATAATTTTAATAAAGGTATCTTGTACTAGATCATATGCCTGGTCTTTATCTTTAGTTAAGCGCATGGCCTGTGAGAACATAAATTTGTTTTCATATAGTTTTAGTATCTCATCAGTCATTATTCATAATTTCCTTAATTAAATCCTCTGTATCTTTACTATAATCTAATGACTTAAAATCAATTTCAATAGCCTTACTCTCAGCTTCCACTTGAGTCTCTAAAGGGATGCTAAAAGCCCCGCGACCCTGCTTAATCCTCTTAATACATCGTCTTAAGTATACTTCTACAGTATCCCCCCGTTGCCGCACAATAGGGGTAACCCACTTTAGTAAGTCATTTTTAAAATCTTGCCCTAGTGCTTGACCTAAAGAAGGCCCTCTAGTTTTTCCTACTGATGAAGGTACACTATATACACCGTCTTTATGATCTCTACTATTTGGTGTGGGCCAGTTCTTGCCATAATGTAAGGAAAGCTTTTGTTGCTGCTTTAGGGACGACCCCATTTCCAAGCAATCTAAGCTCATCATTTCTGTTATCAAAACTTGTGAGCATGTCGCTTGTACCCAACCCACAGGCAACCCCATTAACTGCTCTACCCATCGGGGGCTTAGATTTCTCTTGTGGATTGCATTTAAGCTTTTGCTCGCTTGTGTGTTGCCTTGTAATCTCGCTTTGTCTTCGCTTGCTGATGGTGTGGGCCACTGTACGCGGGGCTTCCCATTCATACTGCTCACATCCACGGGGGGCGGGGTAAGGTGTAAGGCTTTCATGCGGCTTAATGAGTGAGTTGATTTTATCATAGCCTTCTCTTGTGAGTTCGTTAGATATTGCGAGTATAAAAACTCGTTTTCTCTGATGAGGGGCGCCGACTTCACACGCTGAGAATATGCCCGCCGTAGGCCTATAATCCAAGCGTTCCAACTCTCTAAAGATGTGTAACAGTACGGGCGTTCCCTCTTCATCTTCCCAATGTGTGCCCCTGAGTTTTGCGCTAAGTATTCCTTGTACGTTTTCGAGCAAAACAAGGGCAGGTCTAGCAAGCTGAATTCCTCTTTTGATATATGGCCACAAGTGGCGGGGGTCACTGTCACCATCTCTTGTGCCCGCGGTGCTAAATGGTTGGCAAGGAAAGCCCCCACTGATGATGTCAACTTTTTTGTAAAAGTCTGCGTAAGGGAATGTTTTAAGATCCGTCCAGATAGGAGCTGCGTCCAGGTGTCCCGCTTCAATTTTTTGCACCAGGTTTGCGATCGCGTAACCTTCGATCTCACTATAAGCGACCGTTCGCAAGCCTCTGATAACTCGTTTAAGTCCAAGATCAATGCCCCCATATCCTGTGCATAATGATATATGCTTAAATTCTTTGGTATTATCCACAAATTAACCCCCCTTGAATGCAGTATATAAAATCAGTATTAAAAACATGATTATGATGAAATTCGTCTAAAGCCTCATAATAAAGATTATTGTTATTAGATATTTCTTTTAGTTGAGGCATAATAATTAAAGATATTATTTTACTAGCATCATATATAATTTTACCACTTAGCATACATGCCCCTATGATGCACTTATCATAAGTTTTTCTAGGCTCTAAATATTTAGTATTATCTTCTATCATATTAAAAACTCCTAGTCTTAGCTGAGCCTACTTTAACATCTTTGTTAATACGCTTAGCCCGTGGTGTGTAACTTCTGTGTGATTCTGTCCAGTGATGAAAGATACAATCATAGCGCAGTGCGTCTAGAGGATCCTCACGCCCATCTTTTTTAGGTTGCTCTTTAGTATCCCATGCGTAGCTCAGTAATGCTTTTCTTAAGCTATTACCTGGTGCACGCTCGCCACGTTCCCACACTTCACGGGTGATGAGATACTTGTTACTATTGAATGCGCGCTTTAATCTTTGCACCCCGTTAAGAATGTCTATTCT